GTAAGGGCTTTGGGTATTTTTAAATTAATCCTCGAAGAGTTTAATAACTGCTGGATCATTTTTTTTCTCTTCTACTGGTTTAACAGTAGTTAGAGCATCATACTGATCTGCAATACGACTATCCAATACAACATTAGATATAACTATGTTCGTTTTAGTAAACGCCCATACGTTTGAATCCCTCGAAGCTTTATCAATAAATTCAACAAAGATATACGGGTATGAGTCAATTTTTAATTGACCGTTTTTCGGATCTGGTTGAACGTGAATAATAACTGGATTTGAGACCCACAATGTAGTCTCGTTTTCGTCATTAATTCTACCGATTACCGTACGACCAATATGATCGCAGATTGTTACAAGTGTTGGTACCATAAGTTACTTACTTTTTGATTCTTTGACTTCGAGTTGATCACGCCAACCAATTAGAGCGCGTCTCATTTTTTCAAGCTGTTCATGATTGTTCGTGCCTGAGCCATTATCATTTCCTGCCATGACATCGTGTACAATCTTTAGAACTGCATCAATGCCATTTGCCTTACCTCTCCAAAAAGCTGGATTAGCTCTTGGAGTATCATCTAGTGCCGGGTTGTCCGTGTATGATTCCATATCAATATTTTATATACTTATTTTTAATAATCAACTAAAAAAGTCAAACAAATCTACTCTCACTGCTTCTGAGGGTTTGTAAATATTCCAATTGACGTTATCGTAGAAACGTTCGATTGAATTGAACAATATCTTCTCAAACATCTTCTCATAATCCACTTTGAAGATCTCTTCAAACTCCTTAGGTATATCGTTCTTATAACCAATAGTCTCTACTTTATATTTGTTAGGTTGTTGTACGTAAAAATATCTCACTTTATCGCCTGATCCTATATGCTCATACTTACTACCTGTTTTAAACTCCTTAAGGAAGTGATTATATAAGTAAGCTGATTTTACGTGAATCGGTACACCTTTACCAATTGCAAGACCCGAACACTTTTTAGCTAGTTGAGTATAATTGTTGATACCCATCACAAATGAAACATCTTGTGGACCAAGTTTCTTGAACGCTTCATATGCTTCTTCTAACACCTTATTAGTCTCAGATCTTGATTGTGTTGTAAGCATCGTTTCAATAATTCGTTTAGCGAATGGCTTGATAGTAGCAGGCATCGAAGTTCTATTAACCTCTACTCCAGTATACTTTACTTTCACCTCTTGCTTACCCTCGTTATCAATAATTTTTGTTACATAGCGCTTCTTCTGCAAGAATAATCCAACCTCACATATCTTCTCTCGCTTGAAAGTGAATCTACTATTACTTGCACCCAATGCTTTTTTAGTCCATATATTAATATTAGTGTTTAAATACGTTTCAATACCTAATACTTTATCGTAGCATTCTTTTGTGGGCTTTAAATCTACAGAAAACACTAGTAGATCTCTCTTCATGTAAGGCTCTAAGGTAATATAACAACTATCTGTATCGTTATATACAATAACATTCTCAAGCTCAGTATTTGATATATCCGGAATGTCTCTTTTAATAAACTCTCTAATAATATCATTAGATTGCTTGATAATAGCTTGACCTGTGAGAGTTACAGAAGACGCAATATCATCATCACCAAATGGAGCTGTCTTGTTACCGAAAGCTCCATACAAGCTGTTAATTAAGATCTTAATTGTAAGCTGCTTTGTATCTAGTCTTTCCATCTCCCTCTCAAGATCTATAACAAGATTGTTGTTACCTTCTTTCTTAGCAGCGGCAAGTTTAACATCACATTCTTTCATCTTACTTTTTACATCAACTCGTTGATTGAAATAATAATCCAAAAACTCTGGGACGATACCTCTCTTCTTTTGAGAGAAAAGGATATTAGCCTTTGAGAGGCAGCATTTTTCCTTCACCATAAACTTTGCAAAGTTTACAGGAGTTAATTCTAGGGCTTCACCTGATACGTGATGAACTACAATCTTATCACCTGTTTTCTCTACACTACCTACTTTAGTTTCAGGAGACATATTAAGAGACATCATCACACTAGGATATAGAGAGGTGGCATCAAACGATATAACACCATTCTTGAATCCTCGCCTAGGCTCAGATACATACGCACCAGGGTTCGTACTACCATCAGAAGCCTTCCTTACAAACGTTGAAAATACCTCATTAGACTTTCGTGCTTTAATAACTAAAGCTCCGGTTAGCATTGATATAGTACCTAGTGATCCCTCAAGTGTAGTGAGCCCTACATATGCAAGCATTCTTAATAGTGATATATACTGTAGAGCTTCTTCGAGTTTAACGAGGAGTCTAACGTCGTGAATGTTGTATTTGATGAAAGTATTCCAATCGGTATCTGCCAGGGTAGCAAGACCTATATCACCATAATCAACTTTATTCTCACCAAGCTCTACGGATGCAATGTTGTCAAGCTTGTAAGACTCGCGAAGAACGGGGCAAAACTTACGATATATATCGAGGTAGTCAATACAAGATACACCTGAGATTTGGTATCGCTTATACTCTCTACCGAATCTATTACGCACCATTCTAAATGATATCTGACCTAACGGAGATAGTCTTGCTACATCGTCAGGTAAGATTCTCTCGCAACGATTTATGATATAAGGAATATCGAACACCTCGCTATTGTACCCTGATATAATATCCGGATAATCATTCTCTACATACTCAATAAACTTCGTCATGAGATCTCTCTCACTCTTACATCTCATATACACTACATCATCAGCACCATTTACGTAATCACCGACACCGAACGTTGTATATATCTTAGTTAAGCTATCGTAACAAGTTATAGCATTAATAGGATGTGTAGGATTATCTACATCTGGAAATCCACCTGCTGAAGGACTGTATGTTTCGATATCCACAAACATCACTTTAAGAGGGTTTGAGATGAAGTCTTCATTTTCGTTGACATCGCTAAACATATCTATCAGATACTGCTGCGCAGGAGGTATGTTCTCATACACTCTCTTAATACCAGCCTCACTAAGAAACTTAGACCGCTCAAACGAGCTTCTAAATACCCGCTTCTTAACCTTTGTATTAAAGATAGATGTCTTATCACCCTTGGGATCTTCTATGTATAGATACGGCTGAAAACTAGACTCATAGGTAACCCTCTTACCTTCACTATCCCAAGTAAAGAGAGTTACCTTTTGATCTTTTGATGAATATACGCAATTCCTATACATTATAAATATATTATAACGTATAGGCAGCCCGAAATCAATTCCACTTAGTTAAGTATTTTCTCTCAGGAGAACCGTAAGGGGTATTTAGTAACTCTTCATGACATCCGATATTTTCCGGATTTTCAAGGAACCTTGCTTCTCCAAGTTTTCTCAACTCCCTTGCGTGACTATAGTAATTTTTTGTTAGTATAGTGTTAAGACGTTCTTCAAGATCTTCACCTGTTTTGAACTTGTATTTATCAGGAACGTCTTTATAAGTCTCCATATCTTGAACCAGACACGGTACACCTAAGATGCAACCCTCGACAAATTTAATGTCTGACTTGGATCTATTAAAGTCATTATCTAATAGAGGTGCAATCGTTACTTGTGCGTCAAGATTACTGATAAATTGCGGGTATGAAAGAAGATCTTGCCATGGGTGATATTCAATTTCTCCTGAGCTTATATATGGTGCGAGTGGAGGTGGAAAGGATCCCACAAATACCCACTTATACTTTTTAATAGTCTTATGAACTACAGGTAATATGTGACTAAAGTCATCAATACCACCATTTTTAAAATCAATATCATAGTGAGCTCCAGATCCTGTATATAAAACTCTTGGTCTTTTTTTATTCTTGTCATAAGCGCTCCAAATCTTACGCTCATCATACATATCGCCCATCCAGAACTTAGGAACGAAATTAGGAATTACAGTAATTTCTTTCTTGCCTGTTTTTTCTTGGTATAGCTTTCTCATGTAATCGCAAGTAACAACAACTTCGTCACATAGATTGATTATTTCAATACTATTCGCTCTTATATCCTCTCTATCAAAAGATTCTTTAAACTTATTATAGTCCGGAATGCACTCCTTAAAGATTACATCATCTACTTCATATACCATCTTAAAGTTAAAATTAGACTGGAAGGATTTAAGATGCTTTACAAACTCTAATTGAGACTCAGATACTTGTCTCTGCAACTTAACACACTTTACATTTTGATACCAACTAGGATCAAACACCATAGCTGTTAGAGAAGTGGAAAATGCTTTTCCTTTCATATTGAGCACCATTTCAGGCCAAAGAATTCTCCAAAACCCACAACCACCGTAATCTGCAATATAGTTAACATATCTATATTGGTTAGAACCATCACTAGGTGGTTGTTGCTGTTGCTCTACAGCCCTATGACCTACTGAAGGGTACGGATATACTGGCGTCGGTGAAACTACAGGGGACACAAAAGGTGCGATGAACATATAGTTAATTACACTACATATCACATATATCCACTCTAGTCGTTATACCATTTTTCTTTTCTAAGTAAATTGTTTCGCCTGTAATAGCTTTTAGTGACTCTTTTCTATGAGAAATAATAAACGCACATTCGTTATAAGTATCAATTCTCTCGTTAAGGATATCTACTATTAGATCTATACCTTTGCTATCAAAAGATGAATCAAATAACTCATCATAAATTGACATATTGTAGCTCACACCACCTTGGGTTCTTCTTATATCGCTAAATGCAAACAAACACGCGAGGTCAATTGACTTTCTCTCTGCACCTGAAAAGTTAAAATATGAACACACTTTACCTTTCTCGTTAACAATCTCCTCTTCAAAATATTCGTTAAACCTACAAACCGAGTTGGAGTCAAGTTTCTTGAGATAGTAAAACAGCCTACTATTTAGTAAGTCTAGAAGCTTATTAACGATGTAAGATTTTACACCCTCTTCACTAATAACAAATTTAACAACGTCTAACTGAGACGACATTGCATTAATTTCATTCTGCTTCGAAATTGCATCATCTAAACGAATATTTGATTCACCCACGAATGCATCAAATTCGTTCGTATTGTCTTCGACGTTGTTAATATTATCGATACATATACACTGCCAATCCTGCAATTGCTTAATTCTATCGTTAATGTTACTAATGCTTTGTTTGTGTAAATTAATTTTATTAACTACATTATTTTTAATAATTATAGCCTTTTTAATTTTATCTTTATTAGATTTGAGATTTTCTAACTCTGTTTTTTTAGCATCAATTTTTTCTTTGATGCTTGTGATATCGGAAAAAATTTCTTCCTTCTCAGATTTAATTAGATCTGCATCATGCTCGTCAATAGATCTAAGACAAACCGGACACTTACTATCCGTAGTACCTATCTTACTATATCTATCTCTCTTATACATCGCATCAGAGCGAAACAGCGTAATACTCTCAACAAGCGTCTGAATAGACGCATCTACTTCAACTAATTTATTCTCAAGCTTTTGTATGATAAGTTTAGTTTCATTTATATCTGGAACATCCACTTTAGATTGTATAGTGTCTTCTAGTTCTTCTAACTCCTTTTTATTATTGTTATATCTCTCTGTAGATATTCTTATTGAGTCCTGTCTTTTCTTATCTACAATTTCTTTTTGAGCTTGATATGACTTTATAGAGTTTTTAATTTCATCAATTCTTGTTGATGTTAGATCGCCATCCTTCTTATTATCTGTAATTGCTTGCTTTAGAGCAGAAGCCATCTTGCTAAAGACCTCCAACCCGAATACATCCTCAATAAACTTTCTCTTCTCAACCTTTCCCTTTGCCATAAAGGGAGTTGCATTATTCAAGGTCATGATAACGCAATTCTGAAAAACTGCTGGAGATGCGCTCATAATATCACACAAATAATTAGTGGTATTAGAAATGCTATCTCTCGTTACATCCTCCTCATCTTTATATAGAGATACCTTTGTAGGCCCTAAAGTACGCACTATATGATAACTATTTGTCTCACTAGGAGATTGTACTCTAAAATATAACTCTACTTGAGTTTTACCACCTGTTTCGTTATTAGATATAAACTCCTTCTTAATATCTCTCATCGTATCACCAAATACGGCAAAATATACAGCATCGGCTATGGTAGATTTTCCAACACCATTCTGCCTGTCTGGCTTATCGAGATTAACTCCTGTAATAGCATGTAACCCTTTCTTGAAGTCTACTACAATAGGGGTCTCGCCTACAGAGAGGAAGTTAGATATAACAACTTTATCAAATAAAACACTTTTCATGCACTACACGACTTGTACAGATCTAAAGTATACTTTATAACTTTATCTTTATTGTCAATATCTAGTATATTGACAAATTCTTGTATAGCAACTTCAATATTAATCGTAGATAGATCCTTTTGAGAAATTAAATCATCTACGATATTAATATTGTTATCATATTCTGTAATGATTTGCTCAGGCTTTAACAAGCTAAGCTTCCGAACAAGGAACTCCAAATCTTCCTGAGTTATATTACAGTCAATTTTAAATTTAACTATATTTTTAGCAAAGATGCTCTTTACCTCTTTGGTAATATCACCTATCTCTGCCAATTCTCTTAGAGAGATCTTTTTATACTGTGGGGATATTTTATTCTCATAAAATTTATACTTTAGAGTCTCAAAGTCGAGGATGTGATAACCTTTGGCGTTATCCACGTCTCCGAAATCCATTTGAAAGGGGTTACCACAATATAAGATAGTGCCGTTTTTATATTTTCTCTCATTTCTAAGATGAAAATGGCCTGATATTACTAACTTTGCTTTATCTAGAATATCAGGAACATCTATTCCGTGGTCGCATACCTTTGAAGAGCTTATTTTAAATGATACAATCTCAAAGTGACCGAATATTATATCACTATCTGGTATATTTTCTAGTTCTGTACCCCACGAGCAAAATGTTATATTTTTTCCAAAGGCTTTGATACACTCCATACTATCGACGATATGTATATTATTCCTTCCCTTAAAGACAGATATGGAATTTACATCACATCTGTTTTTGTAGTATATATCATGATTACCTATAATCATGATTATATTAAAATCTTTTAATATATCAAAAATATTAGTAGACACCTGTAAAGTACTAACACTGATCTCGCTTCTGTTATGATGCCAATCACCACAAAATATAATATCAGTTATACCTTTAGATATTAGATCATCTCTCAGCCAAGATGCCCAATTAATAGCAATTTCATGCCACTTAGTGTTATTGGAATACAATCCAAGATGAAGGTCTGATATAACACAGACCTTTGAATTTTTAATCGTCATTATTGTAGAATTCGTCTTCGCTTCCTACTGGTTTAACATATACTCCGTTGCTACCTGCGCTTTCAGTCATGACATTTTCGTATACACACTCTCTATATTGCTTTTCAGCATCATGATGCCTTTTTTCCTTTTTAATTCTGTTAATGAATGCATTTGATGCGATCGTCGTAAAATAAGAGAAGGGATTACATTCTTGATCTTCTCCACCTCTCTCAGTACGCTTATCAAATCTATATTTTTTTTTCGTTAAAGCTGAATACATTTTAATAAGAGCATCACCTATCATATCATCTTTATATGTATAATTTATAAAAGAGCCATTAAAACTTAATCCGTATGCAATCTTATTAACATTATCAGCTAAATCATCTGTAATTACATCCGTCTCATAAAATCTCTTTAGAGAGTTTTTAAACTCAACAGGGTTTACATAATAATTCTCTTTAGACATATATTGATAGTATAGTATGTATATTAAATTGCAACTATAATTTAATTATAGTCGACTTAAACTGTATTTTTTCTTTATCATATATCTCGCGTCTCTTTAGTCCATGAGATTCACTGTATGAAAGTATATCAGCTATATCAATAATATTAAGCTTTGACTTACTCGTATGTAATCTAAGACCTCTACCGATAGATTGTACTGTTCTGATAAAAGATTTACCTCCTGATGCAAAAATAATATTATGCAAATTCTTGATATTTACCCCTGTAGAAAAAATTGCACTAATAGCAACACACACCACATCGTCAGACGACTCAATAATTCCTTTAATTTTTTCACGATCCTCAACCTCAACACTACCTCTTATAAAGTATACCTTCTTTGATAGTGTAGATGAAAGTAAATCGTATAAAATCTCACCATGCTCAATATAGTTAACAAGTATAAGTGTATTATTTGGCAAATTACCTGCGAGCTTCTTGATAATATTGTTTCGCTTTTCATGTCTTAAGAGAAACTCTATCTCTGATCTATACCTGTTAGTAGATCGAGGTGGTTTATCCTTTCCGTAGTCCAGCTCCAAGATGTTAACTGTTACATCTGTAAGAAATTTTTCCTGTCTTAGTTCATGCGACGCCTTTACATACAAAACGGGGCCGAGTTTACCGATGATAGACCACACATCGAACTTACTCTCTGGCATCGTACCTGTAACTCCAAATTTTCTATGAGTTCGTATTTCGGTAATGATCTTCCCTATTTTATTTTCGTGCTTTACTTTGTGAGCTTCATCAACAATCAAAACATCTACATATTTTAACGCTTCGATCGATTCGAACTTGCTCTGAAGAATACCAGCGTTACAAATTATAATGTTTGATGTAAGGTCTAGCTCATTACTTCCAGTCCATTTTGACACTGAGCACGTAACACCTACATCTATAAACTCATTATAGGTTTGTGTAACTAATCCTAGATCGGGCACAATAATCAAACACTTAAATGTTGTAGACTTATTGAATATTCTAAAATAATTTTCAGCGAGTGCTGCAGTTAATAACGTCTTACCTGCTCCAGTACCTAACACGAACGTACCTCTACCTGCTTTTAGTGCTCTATTAAGTGATTCAACCTGATAATCTCTCAACGTATGCACGAAATCTAAAAACAGACTGTATTCTTTATTATACTCAAGTATTTTTTCAAGTTCTCGTGATATAGTTGGTGTTATACCAAACTTATGGAATATAAAATCATTAATCTCAGCAAATAGACCTAACTCTGCCTTACCTGCACCTGTAATTGCATACTTTCTCTGCAAGAAGAATTTTCTTCTACCCGGGACAAACCTAGCTCCGTCATTATTAACAGAAAAATGCTCACGTACTATATCAATAATAGACTTGTCACCTTTGATAACGAGCTTTTGTGACTGTTTATAATAATCAAACTCTATCATAGTTGTTCTTGTCTATTAATTTCAATGATGTTTTTAATTTCCCAGTGCATCGTACTAAAGATCTTTTCTACTCGCTCCAAATACTCTACTAAAATTTCATAATCTTTAATTTGATCAGTGATATCTCGTATCTGTTCAGCATTTTCTACTGCTGCTAAGGCACCCTGTTGTGTTAATTTCACTGGAGATTGTGATATAAGTGCTTTTGATAGCCTTTCTTTGAGATCCTTTTTGCTTTTATTGAGTTTATATAGGGTAATCTTAGCATCAATTAACCTCGCACACCAAAAATGCTTACGGGATGGTAGTTTATACTGAGCGTCTTTAATGTTAATCTCATTAAACACTAAATCCTTATTAATTTCTTCTCTGTATTTGTCTAGCAACTCCATAGTTTAATTATAAATAGATATATGCAATTATCAACTCGAACTACTCCCACATTTAAAACTTATTTTGAGGATGTTACGAGTGGTGCTCTAGGCGGTTCTCCGGGTGGTTTTGATCCTAGTGGAAATATATCAGGTTCAGACTTTTACGCTCCAGGTGACACCAGAATTCCTAAAGGTGGACGAGTTATATCACGAAAAGGTCTAGTAAAAACTAGAAAGAGACGTAAGACCAGACGTAAGAAGAGAGGTTAAATTTATTCACCCTTTCTTTTAAACTCTCTTGGATAATTATTCACCGCTTCTAGAAATCAACTGGTATTTTGAAACAATTACAAAAAAAAGACCCTGCTGATGGACCTTTAGATCTAGGACACTGGGCATATTCAGATGAATCTCTTGTAGTGTGTGATGTACCATTTGGATTTATATATCAAATCGAGAATAAGCTTACAGGGAGAAAGTATATAGGTAAGAAGCAATGTCAAACTATATTAAAGCGAAAGGCTTTAAAGGGCAAGACACGAAAACGCCATGAGATTGCAGAGACGGACTGGAAATCATATACATCTTCTTCTCGAGAGCTAAATGAAGATATTATTAAGTATGGAAAGGAAAATTTTACCTTTTCCATATTAAAATGGTGTGATTCCAAAGCTGAACTAGGTTACTACGAAATAAAATTACAGCTTGAAGTTGATGCATTACTAAGAGATGACTATTATAACGGTATAATAAACTGTAGACTA